AACCCGTTCAAGAACTGCGCCCGGGCGATGCCTTAGCTTCATATTCCCATAGCCTTCATCCGACCATCGAGGAACTTGCCCGTGAAGAGTGTCCCGAAGATGGGCCGCATTGTTCTGAAACACACGTAAGTTATCTGGGTGATTGTGCAGAGTTAAACCGTCTATGTGGTCTACCCTTTCTTCCGGCAGCAGGTAACGGCCCAGTTTCTGTTCCATTACTAGACGGTGCTCAAGGATCAGCTTCCCTTTTTTCCGACCCACGCGCTTTACGGCGTATGGGTGGGCGGCTGGCGCAGTTACCATCGCGTATCCGTTATGCGTTATCCGGCGGCCCGCAACAAACTGATGGTTCTCTTCTCCATGCTTTGCCCCCGGTGGGAGGCTTTTCCCATGACGCTGCAAAATGCGGCGGACATACCGAGGCGACAAACCTACAAGTACTGCGATCTGCTTGGAGTTCAGTACGCCGTCGGCTACGGCAAGGACTCTCTGCTCTGACAAGTTCACACGAAGCTCCTAGTTACTCTAGTACCAAACGGCACACTACGATTGTGTCGATCGAGCGCAAGGATGTCAAGCAGAAGTATTGGGATCTACAGGTTCAGGGGACACATAACTACGTCACGGTGGACGGAGCGGTACATCACAACTCAACCAAGACAACTGCGGGGATCATGAAGATTGCCTACATGGCGAAACGGGTTGCCCCGTCGAGGGATGGCATCCGCAGAAGCAGAGCGGCATGGATACGAAACACCCGCGAACAGTTGAACGACACCAGCATACCGGACTTCTTGAAATGGTTCCCTGACGGGGCAGCAGGCAAGTTTATGAAGACGGGCCTGAAATTTCTACTGAAATTTGACGATGTGGAGTGCGAGGTGCTGTTCCGTGGTCTTGACGACTCGAACGACGTTCGGCGTCTGCTCTCGTTGCAGCTTACTTTCGGCATCATGGATGAGTTTCGCGAGATCAACCCAGACATTTACGAAGCGCTGACAGGTCGTGTTGGTCGTTACCCAGACGGCATGATGGTCCCGCACCGTGAGGAGTGGGGTAACGACAGAAACGGCAACCCGATCCAAGGGTGTGTGACCGACCAAGGGAAAGCAGCGGACGCCATCTGGGGCATGAGTAACCCGCCAGACTACGACACCTTTTGGGAAGGGCTACTCAGCGAGCCGCCTGAGAATATGCACGTGACGATTCAGCCATCGGGGCTGTCACCGGAGGCGGACTGGGTTCACTTCCTCAAGCCTGACTATTATGAGAACTTGGCGATCGGCAAGACCGAGGACTGGGTGGACGTGTACATCCACTCGAAGTTCGGCAAGAGCCTCAGCGGGCAGCCTGTCTTTAAGTCGTTCCACAGAGAGACACATGTTGCCAAGGAAGGCTTCAAGCGGGCGGTGGACAGTTCAGCGCCTCTGATTATTGGAGTGGATGCCGGGTTGACGCCAGCGGCAGTGATTGGGCAGGTGATTTATGATGGTCGAGTTATTGTCTACGATGCTCTTACTTCTGACGGCATGGGCGCTCTCCGATTCGTGAGGGAGAAGCTGAAACCCCTGATTGCGAACAAATTCCCCGGTATGGCCAGCATAATCATCATCGACCCGGCAGCGCGCCAGCGGGCGCAAACTGATGAACGTACCGTGATGGACATTTATAAAGCGGAGGGGTTCACGGTAAAAACGGCGAAAACCAACGCGATTGCGGCTAGACTTGCTGCTGTTGAGAACTTTTTAACACGGACATTTGACGGCAAGGCAGGGATACTTTTTGACCCAGCGGGGGCGACGGACTTGGTTCGGGCGCTCGGCGGCAAATATCGGTACAAGATCAACACCAAGGGTGAGATGGACGAGAAGCCAGAAAAGACACACCCGTGGTCGGACATCGCAGATGCCCTTCAGTACGTCTGCCTTCATGCAGATGGTAACGAGAACGCCGGGGTACCACAGTTCAGCAACCACCGCAGAGAAATCGTGCGGGTTAGTGCAAGAGGCTGGACGTGATGTATTATAACCCCTAAGTGCCAAAGGAGAGAGATATGGCGACTGGGATTGCATTGGTTCCTGTAATGACTGCTTCGCAGCTTGAAGCTGAAGCGAAGCGGAAGTCTGACGAAGAAAACGCGCAACCGCTGGTACAGGGCCTAGCCGCTCATGTACGCACCCGCTGGTCTGAGGCTAAGGACGCGAAGCGTGATCTTGAAGAGCGCATGCTGTCATGCCTTCGTCAGCGCAAGGGCGACTATGACCCAGACAAACTTTCTGAGATTCGCATGCAAGGCGGGTCTGAGATTTACATCCAGCTCACTTCTGTAAAGTGCCGTGCAGCGACAAGCTGGTTGCGTGATACGCTGCTGGGTACTGGGCATGACAAACCGTGGGCGCTCTCCCCCACGCCAGAGCCTAGCCTCCCGCCAGACGCGATGGAGATGATTAAGCAGCAGCTTACTGATGAAGTAATGCAGCGCATGAGCATGGGCGGCGGCATGCCGGATATGACACAGCTTCAAGGTGCTGTGGTTGGTATGAAAGACAAGATTACCCGTGCGGCGATGGACCAAGCGCGTGAACGCGTAGAGCGCATGGAGCGCAAGATGGAGGACCAGCTCGTTGAGGGTGGGTTCATCAAAGCGTTGGACCAGTTCTTAGACGACGTAGCGACGTTCCCGTTTGGCTGTATCAAAGGCCCGGTTAAGCGCATGCGTAAGGAGCTACAGTGGCAGGACGGCCAGCTTGCTCCGGTTGAAGTTGTTCGTAACGAGTGGGAACGCGTGAATCCATTCGACATTTATTGGGCGCCGTGGGCGTCTAAGATCGACGATGGGTACGTGGTTGAACGCCACCGCCTGACGCGTGAAAGTTTGGAGGCGCTGATCGGTGTTGAAGGCTATAGCGAGAACGCGATCCGCACCGTGCTAGGTGAGTTTGAGAACGGCAACCTGAACGAGTGGCTGTGGACCGATACTGCGCTTGCTGATGCAGAAGGTAAGGACATTACCGCAACTACACACAATGCGGATCTGATCGACGCACTCCAGTTGTGGGATAGCGTACGTGGTCGTGATCTGCTGGACTGGGGCTTGGAGGCGGAAGAAGAAATTGACCCGCATCTAAGCTATCCGTGTGAAGTTTGGTTGATCGGCGGCACTGTGATTAAGGCGGTACTGAACTACGACCCGCTTGGCCGTAAGCCGTACTTTGCGACTTCTTATGAATCCATTCCGGGCACGATCGCAGGCAACGGCGTAACCGATCTTTGCCGTGATGCACAAGACATGGTGAATGCCTCAGCACGCGCTCTCGCAAACAACATGGGCATTTCTTCTGGGCCACAAGTGGGGGTAAACGTCAGCCGTCTACCGGCGGGCGAGGACATCACGCAGATGTACCCGTGGAAGATTTGGCAGTTCCAGAGTTCTGACTACAACGACGGGTCACCTCCGGTTCAGTTCTTCCAACCGCAGAGTAATGCTGGCGAGCTGATGAAGGTGTTCGAGACCTTCTCGCTTCGCGCTGATGAAGACACCATGATTCCGAAGTACATGATGGGTGGACATCAAGCCGGTGCGGCCCGTACGTCTTCTGGTTTGTCGATGCTGATTTCCAATGCGGGCAAGGGCATCAAGCAGGTGATTAACAACATCGACACCAACATCATTACGCCGATTATCGAGCGTTTGTATCAGGACAATTTACGTTATGCCGAAGACCCTGATTTGGTTGGCGACGTTCATGTTATTGCCCGTGGCGCTAGCAGCTTGGTGGTTAAGGAGATGGAGGCAGCTCGTAAGATGGAGTTCCTCCAGATTGTCCTGAATAGCCCGATTGCTCAGCAGATCGTCGGTATTCCGGGTGCGGCAGAACTGCTACGTGACATGGCAAAGAACTTCGACATCAATACCGACAAACTCGTGCCGGATGAGCAAGCAGCGCACACAATGGTTCAGCAACAGCAGATGATCCAACAGCTACAGATGCAGCTACAACAGCTTGCTCAGGCAGTTGGTATCGCGCAACAGCAGCCACAAGCGAAAGGACAGGCTACACCTCCAAACCCAGAACTACCGCGTCGCTTACCTGACGGTATGCGCGAGGGTGGTCGCGAAGCAAATTTGTCCGCTTCTAGGTTTCAAGGTTGACACATAGTACTTACAGGTATTCAATAGGCTTATGAATTTGTTCCTATCTGGCCAGACAGAACGGAAATATCTGGAAGCACTGAATAAGTGCCGGTTTTCTGAGTAAGAAAACCTGTTATTGCTCTTTAAGGAAAAGGAACTTGAAAACCTCCATTCGCTCGCTAAAGCGGACGAAAGCGCACGTATCTATCGCCTACAGGGGCGGGTGGAGGTTCTTACAGACTTTTTGGAGGCTGTCCAACAGGCGGCTTCCATATTGGAGCGTACTAGATAGCTAGTACGTATTTACTTAGGCAGACCATTATGTTGATCGCAGACCGTAAAGACGGCCCGATTGAGCAGAGTTGGCCCCTTCAGGAGAAACCACATGGCGTTACCGAGACAGGTACAGAGAACGATTGACGAAGTAGAGGAACTTGAACGACAGATGAAAGCCCCCGTCGCGACTGACGAGCCTTCTGACGAGGAAGCTGAGGTCGAAGATGGGCAGACTGCACCCGAAGTTGAAGACGTTGCTACGGAAGTCGCTGAACCCGAGGTAGAAGAAACGCCAACCCAGAAAGAGAGTTCTTCCGCATCTGAGGAAGCATGGGAGCACAAGTATCACCGCTTACAAGGTAAGTACGATGCCGAGGTTCCACGCCTCCATACCCAGCTAAAGGAACTCGCCGCACAGCTTGACGAGCTTAGATCGCAACGTCAGGAAAAGGCGGTGGAGGCCAAGCCAGTTGCCGAAGAAATCAAACCTCTGGTTACCGACGCAGATATTGAAGAGTACGGGGAAGACTTAGTAAACCTCGCTCGTCGTATCGCTAAGGACACGATCCGTGAAGATTTGGCAGTACTGAAAGCAGAAAACAAGCAGCTTAAATCAATGCTTGAGCGGACAGGAAGCCAAGTTGGGGAAGTTGGATTTGAAGCAAAATTGCATCGTTTGGTGCCTGATTTTGCTCAACTTAACAACGACCCAGCATGGGTTGAATGGCTTGATACCACTGATCCGTTCTTGGGGGTTCCTCGTCGCGCAGTCGCGCAAGAGGCGTTCAATAACGGGGATGCGGATGCCGTTGCCCGCTTCGTTGGGCTGTTCCGTGGCGAAACCGGCGTAGAGGAACCAAAATCTTCCAAACGCTCTGAAGTAGCTCGTCAGGTGCAGCCTTCAAAAACTGCGACTTCTAGCGCGCCAGTGAGCCAGAAAGGACGTACCTACACCCGTGCGGATGTAGACCAGATGTTCCGAAAGGTTACCGAACTAAGCGCGAAGCAGCAGCACGAGAAGGCTAAAAAACTTGAAGCTGAGATCGACGCAGCGTTTAGAGAAGGCCGAGTTCAGGTCTGATCAGGCGCTGATAAGGTCTCTTAACCACACTTTGTTTGATATTTAGGAGACTGACATGGCTGCTGTATTTCCAGTAAATGCCCCGTTTAACACCAGTACTTCGTACTCTGGTGCTTTTATCCCTACCCTCTGGTCTGGCAAGCTGCTTGCCAAGTTCTACCAGAACACCATGCTTTCTGAAATCGCTAACACCGATTACGAAGGCGAACTGAAGAACCAAGGCGATACCATCCGTATCCGTCTGGCTCCGTCTATCAACATTCGTGACTACGAAGTTGGTTCTAACCTCGCGTACGAAGTACCGACCCCGATCTACCAAGACATGCAGGTAAACAAGGGTAAGTACTTCGGTGTTCAGGTGAATGACGTTCTGGCCTATCAGTCTGATATGGACCTGATGAACATGTTCACTGAAGACGCTGCTAAGCAGTTGAAGATTGCTATCGAAAACGAAGTGTTCTACAACAACTTCGTAACCACCGGCGCTGCTGCGGCTAACAAGGGCGCAACTGCGGGTGCTGTTTCAGCTAGCTTCTCTCTGGGTACGGACAATGCTCCGATCTCTGACGCTACTGCTAACAACGTCCTGAACACCATTCTGGCTATGTCCGCTGTTCTTGATGAGCAGAACGTACCGGAAGATGGTCGTTGGTTGGTCATTTCTCCGAAAGACCGCAACCTGCTGATGCAGTCCAACATTGCTCAGGCTTACTTCTCAGGCGATCAGTCAAGCACTATCCGCACTGGTAAGATCGGCATGCTGGACCGTTTCACGGTTTACGTTTCCAACTTGCTGCCGAAAGGCACCACTGACAAGGCCCTCGTCGCTGGTCTGGATGCTGCCTCTTCTGGCACCTCTCAGTCTGGCGCTAAGCCGCGTCGCATGATGGTTGCTGGTACTAAGCACGCTAACTCGTTCGCTATGACTGTGAACAAGACTGAGCCGCTGCGTAACCAGACTGACTTCGGCGACATCGTCCGTGGTTTGGCTGTCTATGGCCGTAAGGTTGTTAAGTCTGAAGCAATGGTTACCGCACTCGTCGGTACTCCGTAACGGAAAAGAACCGGGGGCTTCGGCCCCCGTTCTAATGCAAGACATTTAGGAGATTTGATATGTCTACTACTTCATTTGGTCGTTCTGTTGGTGGCGTTCAGACTGGTCTGACCGCTCTGTCTGGCGGCGGTGCCTCTGGCGCTACCGAAATCACTGGTGCTGTTGTTACTGTTACCACCGTAGCAGCGGACAACGATTCCCTGATCCTTCCGGCTGGCCGTGCCGCTGGTGACCGTATTACGGTTGCTAACCTCGACGCAGCTCAGGACATTAAGGTGTTTCCGAACACTGGGGGCACCATTAACGGTGCCGCTGCAAACACTGGTCTGGCTGTAGGCCAGCAGCAGGTTGTTGAGTTTGTATGTGTCGATGGCGACGCATGGCTCGCACTGTTGGGTGCTGTAGCTACCCCGGCGTAAGCTAGGTGGTTCACCCGCCCCTTCGGGGGCGGGCTTTTTCTGGAAAAAGGAGCGTTGGAATGAAATCAGGTCGTAACAAAGCGACTACGCGTACGAAATCCACTAGCACGTCTTCTTACAAAGAGGACGGTTTGGCGAATGTAAAGCGTAAGCCAGTAAAAAACATGGTCGAGACTACTCAGGCTGCGGCTACGGCTCGCCCGAAAGACAAGTCGGCCCAGTACGCTGCGCAACGCGCTGCGGCGATCGAACGCGCTAAAGCTGCACGGGCTGCGGAAAGTAGCCGTTCGTACAAAGGTGCTGGTGCGGCAAAACCAGCCCCTGCGCGCGGGGTTCTCCGCGACTCTGAAGGGAAACCAGTTAAGTCTGGCTATGGTGAAACGGTAATGGCAGGCTACAAGAGTGGCGGTAAAGTATTTAAGCCCTGCGCTGGCTGCCCTCATCCGGCAAAGTGCAAAAAAGCGGGTAAGTGCCTAGCTAAGGCCGCGCCTAAGAAGAAGAAGATGGCTTGTGGCGGCAAAGTAAAGAAATAAGGAAATGCTAATGGATGTCTATAAGTTCATCGAAGAGATTGGCGGAGAAATCACTAACGGTCGCGCTCTTTACCGTCGTGGAAATGAGTACGTACTTATTGGCACGCTGACCGAAGATGGTATGATATTCACTAAGGACGGTGCAGCGTTGAAGGCTCAGTACGTAGATACTGGCTCTACCGATGCACCTACCGAAGTGGGAGCAGAAGAACCCGAAGTAGTGGTCGAGGCACCGGTTGTAGAGGCTGTAGAAGTCGAAGAACCAGTCGAAGAACCTGCTGAAGAAGAATCTGCTGATCTGGAGAGCCTGTTCGCTGAGCTAGACGCAGACGATGAATCTAACGCAAATTGAGTCTCTAGTACGTACCGATGTACCCGGTTGTCCTGAACCGATTCTTGACGATGCTATTATCCAAGCGTGTCGTCAGTTCGCAGAGGAGTCCGGGCTACTTCGGGACACTGTCTCCGTCACTACGGTAGCTGGCACACAGGGGTACGCCCTGACGTTGGCTACTACGGCGTGGACCAATGAAGTTTTTGCAATTTACGCGGTCCGTAATGATTCGCGTATTCTTCGCCCACTTGCTGAAGACCCATCGCTACGCCTTACGCGTACCGGCAATCCGTTTTATTACACATATCTGAGCAATGAGATTCAGGTATACCCTACTCCGGATGTAGCGGATACGTACTTTGTCGAGGCTATGGTTCGCCCGACCTACACAGCCGGTGCTTCTGTTGTTGATGACCGTTTTGCTCCGTACATTGACCTAATTTCCCATTGGGCGAAGTTCCGACTGCATTCTATGGCGAATCAGGCTTGGACAGACCCGCAAGCTGCTGTCTTTAACAAACAGCGTTACGATTCGCTCTCCAGTGATGCCAAGTGGTATGGCTGGCGGGCAAATACCCGTGCCGCAATTAGTGTGCAACAACGTCCATTTGCCTAAAAGGAGGCATAAATGACCTTTTCTAATTACCTCGAAAACAAAATCGTAGACCACGTATTCGGTGGTTCCGCGTACACTGCGCCGGGTACCATTTATCTGGCTTTGTTCACCGCTGTAGCCGATGGCGAAGCTGGTACTGTTACCGAAGTCAGCACTTCAGGCACCGCGTATGCGCGTGAGTCTGTGGCGTTTACTGTTGTGGACGACACCGCGAGCAATACTTCTGATGTTGAGTTCAGCCCGGCGACTTCAAGCTGGGGGACTATTACCCATATCGGTTTGTATGACGCGTCTACCGCCGGTAACTTGATGGCCTACGCTGCGCTGTCTGCGAGCAAGACGATTGCTTCAACCGACGTGTTCCGTATTCCGGCAGGGGATCTGGACGTAACTCTGAGCTAAGGAGTAAGCCATGGCGCTGGTCGTCAAAGATCGGGTCAAAGAGACCACGACAACCACCGGCACCGGCACAGTTACTCTAGCAGGAGCCGAAACAGGGTATCAGTCGTTCTCGGTAATCGGGGACGGCAATACCACCTATTACGGAATTGCAGATAGCGCAACCGGGGACTGGGAAGTAGGCATAGGCACGTACACTGCCTCTGGCACTACGTTGTCTCGCGATACGATTCTTGAGTCTAGCAATAGCGGTTCCGCTGTAAGTTTTGCTGCCGGTTCCAAAGATGTTTTTTGTACATACCCCGCAGAGCGTGCGGTTACTGGCGGCATGGGGTATGTCGAAAATGCCCACACGGTTACTAACAGCTCCAGCATTAGCAGCGGATGCAATGCGCTGTCTGTAGGGCCTATTTCTGTAGGTTCGGGGGTCTCGATTACCGTCCCGTCGGGGTCAGTCTGGCTGGTGTTGTAAGCCATGTTCGGCGTAGCTCCCTTTGCGGCAGCCCCATTCGGGGCACTTGCGGGAGGCATTCTTCACCTCGCTAGCGCGACGATCTCACCAAGCAGTGCTGTAACAGCCAGCGCAGTAAAGGTATTTGACGCCGCCGCGGCTGTTTCTGCCAGTTCTGCGACTACCGTATCTGGGCAGCGGATTCATTTAGGTGGAGCCGCTTCGCTCGGCGCTTCCGCGACAGTATCTGTCGGCGAGAAGATTTTCCAAGGCGCGTCGATCGTTTCTCCCGGCGCGACTACTACAGCTACCGGCGAACGGATACAAACTGGGGCAGCTACTGCGTCTCCAAGCTCTGCCGCTACGGCCAGTGCGCAACAGGTATTCCTTGGTGCTGCTACTGCTTCACCTAGTTCTTCAGCTACCGCTACGGGTGAGAAGATATACCTTGGTGCTGCTACAGCGTCTCCAGCGTCTTCCGCTACAGCTAGTGCGCAGCAGATTTTTACAGCCTCTGCCAACCCCATGGGGGCTTCGGCGGTTCTTTCCGTTGGTACACGCATCCAGCAGGGTGTGTCGCTCGTTTCTCCGGGGGCCACGGCTACAGTTGTAGGGCAGCGTATCCAGACAGGAGCTGCTACTGCGTCTCCAAGCTCTACAACTGCTGCGACTGGCGAAAAGATTTTCATTGGGGCTGCTACAGCATCCCCTGCCTCTACAGTCACCGCTGCCTACAATTTAGTCCAGAGTTCTTCTGCGGCGGTAACCCCGGCAAGTGCTACGACAGCGGTCGGCGAGCGAATCCACCGCTCTGGGGCTACTTCTGCGGCGGTGTCTGCGACGCTTTCTGTCGGTCAGCGCATCGGTATCGGTGCTTCGATTGTTTCTCCGGGGGCTACGGCTAGCGTAGTTGGGCAGCGTATCCAGACTGCGTCTGCGGCGCCTATGGGGGCATCGGCGACCGTTTCGGTTGGGCAAAAGATATTGATCGGAGTGTCTCTGGTTTCTCCGGGGGCTACGGTTACGTGCTCAGCATTGCGACTGGTCAACGTAGCTAAGACTAAGGGTTATCTGTGGGATGTGCACCAGTACGTAGGGTCACGGGCATACAGCTCTAGGTATTCCTACGTTTGGCGAGTCTCTATGGGGAGTTCTTCACAGTTCGCCACGATCACCGACACTCGTAACTTGGCGGCTATATTATGAGTACGTACGACGCGTCCGCGACAATTACGGCGTCTAGCTCGGCCTCTTGTGAGATCCGGTGGAACGCTTCTGCTACGGTAACTGCGCAGGCCACGGTGTCCTGCGCTGCCTCGGCTACGTCGAATGTGGTTGTGCTAGTCTCGCCGGGGGCTACAGTAACCTGTTCTGCACTGCGGTTAGTCGAGGTAGCTAAGACAAAAGGGTATTTGTGGGACATCCACCAATTCGTCGGGTCAGCAGCGTATAGCCAGCGGTACATCACCGGATGGCGGGTTTCCATGTACGACACGACGCAGTTTGCCACGATTACTGAGACCAGTAATCCGACGCTGGTGGTATGATCCGCAGAATTGTTGCAGATATGGATTTATACTACACTAGCAGCGTATTAGGCGTAGGCTTACAGGGGTTCTGAGATGGCCATTGCTCCGTCAGAAATTAAATTTTACTTATCCGGTGGTCCTGCGAACGCCTTGGGGGATGCTGCTTTGGGCGGCGTCATTTCTGGAACCGAGGCTTCTTCTGTAGTTAATGAGCTATTCGACTACATTTCTGCGGATGAAGCCTACGCTGGTGAATCAGAATACCGCTGCGTATATCTCAAGAACACAAACGCATCAGAAACACTGTACAACACGGTTGTTTGGGTTGCAGTGAACACGCCGGACACCGACACCTCTGCTGAAATTGGCCTTGGGACAAGCGCAGTCAACGGCGTAGAACCCACGATTGCAGACGAAAACACAGCGCCAGCAGGCGTTACTTTTTCTGCGGCACCCAATGCGGCCAGTAGTTTGTCGATCGGGGACATACCTTCCGGCGAGCATAAAGCCGTTTGGATTAAGCGTACGGTTAGCACTAGCACTATATCTGGGTATGCCGCTGACTATGTAACCCTGTATGTACGTGGGGGAACCGCAGTATGACTATGGTTCTCGACAACAGCGTCAACATTGCTCGTGGCATCCTAAACGACACGGATTCCAATGCGTTCCGCTATGACACGTCGGACTTACTGCGGTATGGTAACGATGCGATTGACCAAATGGTCACGCTTGTTCCGTCGTTGTTTTACGCGGAAGGCGAAATAACCTGCCTAGCGGGCTCTCTACAGAGCGTTGGGTATACCACTTCTCGTGCGATTGTTACGATCCGAAATGTAAAAAACGGAGCCG